ACCGCGGTCTTCGATAGCAGCGAAGTAGCCCTCACCACCAGTTACGCTTGCGCCAGCACCAGTCAACGTAGAAGTTACGTTTTGGCCGAGCAACAGAATCATCTCACGCTTGTCCAAGAAACGAGCGCGGGTGTCCATCTCGCCCTTCACGTACCAACGGTAGTCACCGTTGCCTACGTTAATCCAACCGATGTTGGTAGCCTGAGAACCAGTAACCTTGAATACTTCCTTAACAATGTTGTAAGGGTTGGTACGCTTGATTACGTTGCTCTCCAAGTAGCCATCATTCTGGTCAGTACCTTGAGCGAACAAGTTGCCGATAACGGGCAAGTTAGTAACCGTAGCAGCAGCGCTTGCGCTCAAGCCAGTAGAGGCAAGAGTTTGCAAGGTGTAAGCAGCCGTAGCGGTAGAAGCAATCTCACCAGTAGGAGTGATAGCCGTAACAATCATGCGGTCTTGACCGCCAACCAATACAACATCATTCAAACGCAATACTGAAGCAACACCCGTAGCCTTGTTTACCGTCATCGTAGTAGCAGAAGCGGCAGCAGAAGCAGCAGGAGTAACAGTAGCGTACTGGTGCAAACGGGTCTCTTCCCAGTATTGTACCTCATCGGCGGTACCGCTTGCGCGGACGGCGCCTGTAAGGTTTAGGAACCCCGTGAGGCCACCGCTGATTTGCTGGTAGCCATAGGTCTTAACCAATTGGTCCCGGTTGTCGGGAGCATTGATTTCATCAATAAAGTCGCCAAGCGACGTGTACAACGTCGGGTCTAACCGACGAAATACTGCAGGTTTGTTGTCATTATAGACAGGAGGTGCAGATGAAGTTGCCATCTTTTCTCAGATTTTTATAGGTTTTTCAAGAACGGTGTGCGCCTTCCAAGAGCATCAAGCACTTGTTCGGCAACCGAATTATCTTTTCGCTGTACGCCAGCCTGAGGGGATGTGGAATCTATGTTAGCCGCCTTCTCAACGATGTTACGTTGCCCATCGCTCATACCTTGGCGGTATACACTTTGTAGAATATTAGGAAGGTTATCAGTAACGGTCCTGTGCATATTCCACAAGTCATGGTCCCACTCTCCCCGGTCGTCTACGTACCGGTCAAAGAAATCCGACATGTTGCGGTTCTGATTTGAAAGTTCTGCTCGGTAGCCTTCTGGAACTCCATAGTTAAACTCGCGTCCATTTGGTAAATCAAAAGAAATTTTCTCCAATTGATTTAAGGAGTTGTAGTTTGAGGAAATCCAGTTGTCATCAAACGGATTTTCAATTTCAGGTTCAACACTTTGTTTCTGCTCAACGATTGGTAATTGATATTCGCCACGCAAACTATCAATTGCAGCGCGAGCAGTTTGAGCGTCAATTTTTAACTGCAGGTTTCCAAGTCGTATTTCATCGTCGTTATACATATCCGGGTTCGTGTGGTACTTGGAGTTGATTAGTAAATCAATCTCGTCGTTACCAAGCGATGGATATTCGCTCGCCATGTGAACACGTACCGCTGTGTGGTCATCCATTTCGGATGGGTCCAATGTTTGATAGCGGAACCAGTCTTCTGGTGAGCGTCCTGTTTTAGCGACGAATTCAGATATGACTTGAATCCGTGGGTCAATACTTGACGCCTGATTAGAGGAATCTAGCGATGAGTTTCCTGAAGAAAGGTCTGGCATTTCGCCCCCAATGGCTTCTAGAAAACTCTCAAAAGAGCCCCCTGGTTGGTTTGTCAAAGAACTTCCGCTTTCCACTGGCGCATAGTATGGTTCGTCAACCGCTTGCGTTTGTGCAGGAGCGAATTCCTGTATGTCGTATGCAGCGTCCCATTGCTGGGGTTGCGCTGTTTCTTCGTATTGCGTCGGGGCCTGAGCCTCCTGTTGTGCGGGGGCCTGGGCCTCCTGTTGTGCCGGCTGCTGGTTTGCCTCCGGCGGCGTATCGGTAACTTGGAAGCCAGCGTCTTTTATCGCTTGCTCCATTTGTCCTTCTACATTCATTTGAAAAAAATTTAACAGTTATTGTTGCAAATCTAAAATAGAATGTTTAGGTTTGGAACCGTGAAACCAAATCCTAATTACAATGAAACACATTTTTGTTTCCGCACTGTTGGCCATCGGATTGGCCAGCAATGCCCAAAGCCCGCGCTTTCTACCATCAGAAACGCCAAACATGTCTGACACGCTTCTTGCAAAATTCTTCAATACAGAAGAACTTCAAGAAACCATTAAAACCAAAACCACGCATTACCGTTGTGTTCGCCCAAATGAGAGGCACCAGTTTGACGTGGCCGGGGACCCGGAAGTGTTGAGCATATATCTGCACGCCGATTCTACCGCTGTTAGCAAAACTTCAGTTTCCCACTCGCACGGATGGGATATGATAGTTTTTTACTTTGCAGACAACTCCTATTTGTACACCGCATTCAAAATGGTAAATGGAGTTCCTATTTTAGAAGCGGTGCTTGACGCAAAGAGAATGTAATAAAAAAGGGGGCGATTGCCCCCTTCTTTTTTGCTTTTGGTAATCTATTAACGGAACCGAGCATAGGTCGACAAAGGCGACATATCTGGGTTTTGATACGCATTACCGAAGGCTCGTTGTTGCAATTCGCTCGCTGCAGAGGGCAGGTAATATCTACTGCGAAGATTCTCGTCGCGAACGCGCGCAAACTCGGTTGGACTTCCCATGCTCTCATACATCTCTTGGGTAACGCGAGTGCGCTGACCAGTTGCTGGGTCAACCTGGTAAAGGCCCTGTTCAAACACTCCCTCCTCGTCTAGATATTCCCCTAGATTGTTGAACATATTTTGCATCACATTTTCCTGTCCTTTGTAACCGTATGACCGAGTCAATTGATGGTCAGGGCCTAGGGTGTTGACAATATGTTTGCGCAAACCGTCAACGCTCCAGGATTCTCCCTCGGCAGGCTGATATGAATCCATAGCCGCTTCCATCTGCCGGTAAGGCGCTTGTGAAGACGAGCCCATCTCGTTTAACATCATTTGAGGGAGCGCTTGAAGCATTACCTTTTCCTTAAATTTTTCGCGGCCCTCTTCGCCGTAATATTCTGGAGTGACCACGCTACCGTACTCGTAATAAGGCATGTTGGCAGCAACGTACTCCTGAGAAGTTGGAATCTTTTTTCCGGGAGGGCCTCCAGGACCAACGGGTCCGCCATTCGCATACTTCATCATTCCGCCCTGGCCGTATTGTTTACCGCCGAGCATCTGTGCAGCCATCTTGCGCTGCGCTGGGTCTTTTAACAGAGCCTTTAGCAAACCTCCGTTTGCGTACATCTGCTTTAGTTTGTCCTGATTCATAGTTACAAATTTACGTACGATATTTTTTAGTTTTGTCCTTGACGCTTTTGGGTTGAGAAACGAACTGCTCGCCCTTTTTCATCCCTTCACGTTTTGCCCTAGACGTTGCAGCGTACTCTGCAGCGCTTAAGTTCTTTATAGCCTTCTCTGGCAAATATCGTTCACCCGTTTTTAATGACGGCTTGCCAGATTTAGTTCTCCATTTTTGTTTGGTCCACTTTGATAAGTCGGTTTCCTTTTTGCTGCCGGCGTACGTACCTCCGGCTTTCTTGTAGGCAGACACAGCGAGTTGTGCTTTTCTTGCGCTCCATTGACCAGCACGGCCACCCTTCGTTCCAGCCTTCATCCGCGCAACGATTCGCTTCCATAGACCCGGGTTCTTTTTCGTCGCTGTTGCCATTGGTTACCATTTGACCTTGTCTGCCCAATAGGCTGCGGACATCTTGCCCTTGGCGATGTTCTTTGCGTGGCGGGCTTTGAATGATGCGCGCTTCTTTGCGCGGGCCCCCGTGGGATTGCTTTCCGTGACTGTGTCGGCACCTTGTTCTCCAAAGCGAATGACCTTTACTTTGTCGCCAACCTTTGCGGCAACAATGTGAGATTTCTTTGGATGTGACGGGGTCCTCTTTGGCTTGTTGAAGCCAGAAAGATTAAACCGCTTTAGGATGTTGCCGTACTTCGAATCAGCCATACAGCAAATGTAAAAAGCCTATTTCAAACTTTTGCCCCCGGCCCACAATACCAACGACTTGCGTATGCCAGAAGTGACGGGCGTTACTCTATGCAGTAAATACGACGGGAAGAGAATAATGCTTCCTTTTGTTTTGGTTGGCGTGTCGAGAAATTTTCCCCGCTGAATTTGCAGTTCTCCCCCCTCATAATCAGTAGGGTCACTCAACTGCACGACGAGCGAAACTTTACGCAGAGCAAGTTCGTCGGGCCCTATGTCTAGGTGCCAATCGTAGAAACCTTTCTCTGTCCCATCGTATACTGTGTACTGTATAGAGTCGTTCAATACGGTCAAGTCAAATTGCCACATCTCGTCGTTTGCAATCTCAATGTAGGTCATCAACTTTTCGTAGAGCCAATAGGTTCTGGCTATTCCGTTTCCAAAATCATCAACAGGAGAAAGCCACTTAATATTTGATTTGCGAATTGCGTGAAGGTCGTCGCCCTTTGCGCCAGAGGCAATGCCTGCGGAAACAAAAGCAAATGTATTGGCTAGTTCTTCAATGGCTTGAATCTCTTCTTGGCTAAGGGCCTGCTCAAAGTAGTACCAGCCCGTCATGTCGGGGCGACGGTGCTGATAGAATGTTGGGTTAATATTCATTGCTTAACTCGATTACAAAATGATACTAAAATGTAGCGCTTGCCTTTGGTTACGGGTCGTCCCCCATGGCGGTGCGTGATTACAGACGGATGAACAGATATGTGTCCGGTGTGCCCCTTGTGTAGTTTTTGCTGACGCCAAAACCAAGTGCCCCCGCCTTCGTATCCCTCGTTTAAAGCAAGCACCGTAGAGATAGATGCGCTGTCGTGATGCAAAGACAGATGGCCCTGTACTTCTTCTTCGTACTTAATCATGAAGTTCTCGCTCGCCATGTTCGTCCAATCCTTGCCCTCCAGTCCCCACTTGTGAATAGCAACTGGGTATACGAAGTCCTGTAGTACATATTGATAGTAGGTTTGCAGACCTAACTCATCAATAAGCATATCAGTAGTCGGATAGAATTCATGGCGCTCCCGAGTCCATTTGTTTAGGGCCTCTGCCTCTGCTATAATCTTCTCACAGAACTCCTCTGTAAATAGGGGGAATGTGAACACGTCCGCGATGGGTTCGTCTACAATAAGGTCAAACTCTTTGAGGCGTGCGGAATACGTAACATATTTCTTTACAAAATCTTGGTAGTGCATATCGCACATGCGCTTGGTTCCGATGTCAATTCGGCCCCGGCTATCTATTCCTTCTGGATGTCTCATCTCTGTTGTTGAATTGTGCTTGTTGCTTGATTGATTAAAGAATGGTGTTTTCACAGCAAGAGCGCGTGTGTCTCTCGTTATGAAGTTTAGGTCTTGGCGTGGATGCTCGCAGAAGGTTGCACTAAGGAACTCGTCTACTGGAAAGATGCGCTTATTAAAGTCCTGCTCTATTAGCAGGCGACACCCTTCTTGTGTTAGCATATATGCGTGTGTACAAAAGGTGTAGTCTGGCTCAACTAAGTATTCGGTTACTTCTCGCTTTGGCTGACAAACGTAAGTGTATCCTAAATACATAAGCGTCCAAGAAAAATCGGTAACTAGTTCGTTTCTATTAATGGGTCGTTTGATGGAAAAATCCTCCTCTAATACAAGTATCCGCTTATAATGATTCTTATACGCATCACACCATACTCTCCAATGAGAAAGAGCACACCCGACTTCTCCGGGCAATACATCGCGAGACCACCAACTATTGCTGTGTCCGTCAATCTTCCACCCTTCGTAAGTCTTGTACCCAAATGGTAACAGCGTTCCTGTGTGCCCGTTGGTTGCATGAAAGATTTGTAATGGCGAATTGAATCCAGACTCCTGGAACCTAGTGCGAATCTCTTGTTCCTTCTCCGCTGTTGGGTTTAGACATATCACATAGGCCATGTCCGCGTCTCGGTTCATAGAGAAAAGACTCTCCCATTCTTCTGCAACTTTTGGCCAGTCTCTTGAGGCTAGATATTCATCTACTTTAGACCAGTCGTCAACCTTATTATTGAATCCGTTTACGGTTTCCTTTAGACCCGCGATTTCATTGACAATCGGGGTCACTCGGTGGGCTAACATTTCAAGCGCAGTAATGCAGTATGTTTCGTTGTAATGGGTTGGGTAATACCAGTACTGACACTTGGCCATAAGCGAATACAAATCCGACACGGAAAGCACACCATGGTATGTGACGTTTTCCATTTTCTCAACACGGGCGAGAAAGGATTTTTTAAAGAACTCTTCTCCATACAGCGGAGTTGCTATATGAAGATGGGCTTTTATTGCTCCAGTATCAACGTCATCAAGAACGCGATTTAGTCCGCGTTCCGCATGCGAAGTGTAGATATATGTATTAGGCTCCTTAACAATGAACGGGTCCCGATTAGATAGGTCTATGCCGTTCCCAATAACAGCAACCTTGTGCGCAACCCAGGGGCATCTTTTTTGAAAGTCTTCCTTGTGCCAATTTGTTAAACAAACAATGCAATCTGTTTGGTCGTATACGCTTTGAATTTCTGCATCAGACATTCGCTGTCCTTCGTGCCATGGGTAAGGGTCTTCGTTGTGAAGCCAAAATAGTTTGTTGTAAACGGTGCGGTCTTCAAAGAACTTTGTGTAATGTAGATACGCAACGCCTACTAGTACATCTATAACTGCTGGTATCTTTTGCTTTGCATCAAGGGGCACATACTCTACGCTTCCCCCTGGATGAACTTCGTAATACTGCAAGACCTCCCCGTATACGTACACCTTGTTTCCCTTCTTCGCCAACTCGCGAGAAAGGTTCATTACGCACTGCTCTGTGCCACCAAGGCCATTGGTCTTTGAATTCCAATGGGTACGAGAATAGCCTACGTGAAAGACAATGTTCATTCCTCTGTAGAAAAGAAGAAGGTTTGAAATAGGCGACCATCTTGAGGGCCACTTCCGAAGTAGTCAAGCGAGGAGTGAAACTGCTTTCCCCTGTAAAGAATGAGTCTGTTGTATAGGTTTCCAACGCTACTAACCATTTCCCACTTGGTCATGTCTTGTGCGTGGTTGTTCCAGATTCCCTTACCGTCTTTCGACCAGGTTAGTCCTGTTTCTTTGTGGCGAAAGAATCCCGTACCACTTGACAGCGGGGCGTTAGGAGTTAGGTAAACTACACCAGCCCATTTTGTTCCGTGGTCCGCATGTATCCAAGAGCGGTCTCGCGCTGTTGTTATCTGGTATGCTCCATTGTATCCGTCTGGCCAGTAGGTAATCTTTCCGGCCTGTGGACCAACAATGGCTTGAATGGTTTCTTTGATGTTGTCAGTAGCAAAAGATTTAGTCCGCGCCCCTGGGTAATTCCCCGTTACATTAAAGTCTTGGGCTAACGCAAAATCTCTTACCTCGTCCGGATTGTTGTAGAACCCGTCCACAACGAAAGCATTGATAATCATTTAAGTAGAGTTGAATTGTAATCAAATGTACAAAAAGAAAGGCGGGATATACCCGCCTCTCTGAAAAAATATCCTGTTACATTATGGAGTCATATTTGTGACAAGGCCATTATCTACCTCGACGCTATAACTTTCTCCATCAACATTCCAGTTGATAGTTCCGCTGAATGAGCCCTGTGAGCCAGCAGCACCTTTCTGTCCCTTTGGTCCTTGAGGTCCGGCAGGACCTTGGGGTCCAGTAGGTCCAGTAGGCCCGGCAGGTCCTTGTGGGCCGGTTGGGCCGGTAGAGCCGTTGCGTCCCTTCTGTCCTTTGGGGCCTTGAGCACCTTGAGCACCCTGCGGTCCCGTGGGTCCCGTGGGGCCGGTTGGGCCGGTAGAGCCGTTGCGTCCCTTCTGTCCTTTGGAGCCTTGGGCTCCCTGCGCTCCCTGCGGTCCCGTGGGTCCCGTGGGTCCGGTTGCTCCTTGGGGTCCAGTTGCGCCCTGTGCTCCAGTTGCTCCTTTGGGTCCCTGCGGGCCGGCGGGGCCTTGCGCTCCGGTATTTCCCTTCGCTCCCTGGGGTCCAGTAGGCCCAGTAGGTCCAGTGGCGCCTTGTGGTCCTTGTGCGCCAAGTTGTCCTTTCTGACCTTTGGGGCCTTGAGGTCCGGTAGGTCCAGTCGCACCTTGTGCTCCTTTGCTTCCCTGAGGTCCAACAGGTCCAGTTGGTCCTGTAGCGCCCTGCGCTCCGGTATTTCCTTTAGGTCCCTGAGGCCCTGTGGGTCCAGTAGGCCCGGCAGGTCCTTGTGGGCCGGTTGGGCCGGTAGAGCCGTTGCGTCCCTTTTGACCCTTAGGTCCTTGAGCACCTTGAGCACCCTGAGCACCAGTGTCTCCTTTAGGTCCTTGAGGTCCAACGGGGCCGGTAGGTCCAGTAGGTCCAGTTGCTCCTTGAGCACCAGTTTGTCCTTTTTGACCCTTAGGTCCTTGTGCACCCTGAGCACCTTGAGCGCCCGTATCGCCTTTAGGTCCCTGAGGTCCAGTAGCGCCCTGAGGCCCTGTGGGTCCTGTAGGTCCAGTTGGACCGAGTTGTCCTTGACGACCCTTCTGACCCTTATTGCCTTGGTCTCCCTGAGGACCAATGGGTCCAGTAGGTCCAGTTGGGCCGGTAGCACCTTGAGGGCCAGTAGGTCCTTGTGCGCCAAGTTGTCCTTTCTGTCCTTTAGGTCCTTGCGCCCCTTGAGCGCCCGTATCACCTTTAGGTCCTTGAGGTCCGGTGGCCCCTTGTGGTCCAGTAGGTCCTTGAGCGCCGGTCTGACCTTTTTGTCCCTTTGGGCCCTGAGCACCCTGTGCGCCAGTATCTCCTTTGGGTCCTTGAGGTCCGGTAGCACCCTGAGGTCCTGTAGGACCTTGAGGTCCAAGTTGTCCTTGACGGCCTTTTTGTCCTTTGTCTCCCTGGTCACCTTGAGGACCAGTAGGTCCAGTAGGTCCAGTAGGACCTTGAGCACCAGTCTGACCTTTCTGACCCTGTGGGCCTGTTGGTCCCTGCGCACCAAGTTGTCCCTTCTGACCTTTAGGTCCCTGAGCACCAGTCTGACCCTTTTGACCTTGGTCTCCTTTGGGCCCTTGTGCACCAGTGTCCCCTTTAGGTCCTTGAGGACCAGTCGGGCCAGTAGGACCAAGTTGTCCTTGACGACCCTTCTGACCTTTTTCGCCAGTATCTCCCTGAGGGCCTTGGGCACCAATAACACCCTTTTGTCCTTTGGGTCCCTGAGCACCAGTGTCACCCTTAGGACCCTGTGGTCCAGTGGGTCCAGTAGGACCTTGTGGTCCGGTTATACCCTTTTGACCTTTTGAGCCTTGCGGTCCAGTTGGGCCCGTCGGGCCTGTGGCGCCCTGAGCGCCGGTCTGACCTTTCTGACCTTTGTCGCCTTGAGGGCCTACAGGACCTGATACCCAACTTACATTACCATTACCATCCGTTTGTAGAACTTGGTCTGGGCTTCCATCTGATGTTGGGAAAGTAAACGGACTACCCCCATCAGGATTTATCGTTATTGCACCTGCAGCACCAATCTCAACGACCGCTAGACTATCATAAGCAAGTGCCAATGGTGTTGCACCTACAGAACCAAATGCTGAACGAGTTGCCTGACCTTCAATAAAACAAGCAGCGCCATCTGTTCTATCTAAAACCAATAGTGCATTAGCACCTGTATTTTCAATTTCAACTTGATATGCAGGAGTTAGAGTATTGACACCAATCCTATTATTTGTTGAATCAACAAAGAGTGTTCTGGTATCTACAGTCAAATTACCCGAAATCGTTTGATTCCCTGTAACACCTAGGGTAGTTCCATCAAAGGTTAAGTTAGATTCGGCAACTCCACTATTTGTGGTTCCATCGGATGTTAATACCCTATTGTTAGCAGGGTTGGATATTGTGCTAAAACCTTCTCCTTTTTGACCTTTAGCGCCTTGAGGACCCGTAGGACCTTGAGCGCCGGTGTCACCTTTAGGACCCTGAATTCCAGTGCGGCCTTTCTGACCTTTAGTTCCTTGTTCGCCTTGGTCACCTTTATCACCCTTCGGGCCAACGGGTCCAGTAGGTCCAGTCGGTCCTTGAGGGCCAGTAGCACCTTGGTCTCCTTTAGGACCTTGAGCACCGGTATCACCCTTGGGACCCTGAGTTCCAGTGCGTCCCTTTTCTCCTTTGTCTCCAGTATTTCCCTGGTCTCCTTTGTCTCCTTGTGGGCCGGTAGGACCTTGCGCTCCAGTTTGACCTTTGTCGCCCTGGTCGCCCTTAGTTCCTTGTGCGCCTTGAGCGCCCTTGGTTCCTTGTGGACCCTGGTCACCTTTTGGACCTTGAGCGCCGGTCTGACCTTTTTGGCCATCGCGGCCTTTATCGCCCTTTGGGCCTTGGTCTCCTGTATCTCCTTTATTTCCTTGAGAACCCTTTTCTCCTTCGGGCCCCTGCGCACCAGTCTGACCTTTCTGCCCTTGGTCGCCCTTATCTCCTTGCGGTCCTTGGTCGCCCTTTGGGCCTTGGTCTCCCTTGGGCCCTTGGATGCCAGTGCGACCTTTCTGTCCTTTCTCACCAACATCTCCCTGAGAGCCCTTCTCACCCTGTGGGCCGGTTGGGCCCTCGGGTCCCTGTGCACCAGTATTGCCCTTGTCACCCTGGTCTCCCTTGGTTCCATCAATACCTTTTTGCCCTTGGTCTCCTTTTTGACCGCGGTCTCCTTCAATACCTTTCTGTCCTTGGTCGCCCTTGGTTCCTTGCGCACCCTTCTGGCCAGTCTGACCTTTGTCGCCCTGTTGTCCATCGCGGCCCTTTTGGCCCTTTTCTCCCTCTGGGCCCTGGGCACCGGTCTGACCCTTGTCACCTTGGTCACCCTTATTTCCTTGGTCTCCTTTCTGGCCGCGGTCGCCATCTATTCCTTTCTGGCCTTTCTCTCCGTCTCCGCCTTTCTGACCTTTAGTTCCGTCAATACCTTTCTGGCCTTGGTCTCCTTTTTGACCACGGTCTCCTTTTGGACCCTGGTCTCCTTTATCGCCAGTAGTTCCTTTATCTCCTTGGTCACCCTTGTCTCCGGTATCACCCTTTTGACCACGGTCACCTTCAATACCCTTCTGACCTTTAGTGCCACCAATTCCTTTCTGACCTTTCGTGCCGTCAACGCCCTTCTCGCCTTTGTCGCCAGTATCTCCTTTTTGACCACGGTCGCCATCAATACCTTTCTGGCCCTTGGTCCCATCAATACCTTTCTGACCTTTGTCTCCGGTGTTACCCTTATTTCCTTGGTCTCCTTTTTGGCCACGGTCACCATCTATTCCCTTCTGGCCCTTGGTACCATCAATACCTTTTTGGCCTTTAGTTCCTTCGATACCCTTTTGGCCCTGGTCTCCTTTTTGACCACGGTCTCCTTCGGAACCCTTGTCGCCAGTTTGACCTTTGTCGCCCTGGTCGCCTTTAGTTCCGTCAATGCCTTTCTGACCTTGGTCTCCTTTCTGACCGCGGTCACCGTCTACACCTTTTTGTCCTTTGGTTCCGTCGATTCCTTTATCTCCTTTTGGTCCCTGGTCTCCCTTAACGCCCTGGTCTCCTTTCTGACCGCGGTCACCATCAATACCTTTTTGTCCTTTAGTGCCGTCTATTCCCTTTTCGCCTTGCGGTCCCTGGTCTCCCTTAACGCCCTGGTCTCCCTTTTGGCCGCGGTCCCCGTCAATGCCCTTCTGGCCTTGGTCGCCCTTATCTCCTTGCGGTCCCTGGTCTCCCTTAACGCCCTGGTCTCCTTTTTGGCCACGGTCACCATCAATACCTTTCTGCCCCTGGTCGCCTTTAGTTCCGTCAATACCTTTCTGACCTTGGTCTCCTTTAACGCCTTGGTCTCCTTTTTGACCACGGTCACCGTCAATACCTTTCTGCCCTTGGTCTCCCTTATCTCCTTGCGGTCCTTGGTCTCCTTTAACGCCTTGGTCTCCTTTTTGACCACGGTCCCCATCTATGCCTTTTTGGCCTTTGGGACCTTCAGGACCAGTCTCGCCTTCGTTTCCTTTTTCTCCTTGGTCTCCTTTTTGACCACGGTCACCGTCGACGCCCTTCTGGCCTTTGGTGCCATCGATTCCTTTGTCACCCTTGGTGCCCTGCGTGCCTTTGCTGCCAGTGTCTCCTTTCTGACCACGGTCACCGTCAATGCCCTTCTGGCCTTGGTCTCCTTTGTCGCCAGTAGTTCCCTTGTCACCCTGTGCTCCTTTATCTCCCTGGTCTCCCTTTTGGCCGCGGTCTCCATCAGTACCCTTCTGGCCTTGGTCGCCCTTAGTGCCCTGGGTTCCTTTGTCTCCCTGAGCGCCTTTATCACCAGCGTCTCCCTTGTCTCCGGTTGTTCCTTTGTCGCCCTGGTCACCTTTGGTTCCTTGAGTCCCCTTGTCGCCCTGGTCGCCCTTGTCTCCGGTTGCGCCTTTGTCTCCAGCGATTCCTTTATCTCCAGCAGTTCCTTTCTCGCCCTGTGAACCTTTGTCGCCTTGCGAACCTTTATCACCCTGGGCGCCTTTGCTGCCATCTATGCCTTTATTACCAGCGACACCCTTATCACCCTGAGCGCCTTTTTCTCCAGCGCCAGTAGCACCCTTGTCACCTTGGTCACCTTTGCTACCAGTGGCACCCTTACTTCCGTCAACGCCTTTAGAGCCGGCGTCTCCTTTATCTCCTTGGGGACCAGTGGGACCTTCGGCACCCTGAGCGCCCTTAGCGCCTTTATCGCCATTACCATCAAGACCCTTGACACCCTTGACACCCTTGGCGCCCTCTGGACCTTCTGAGCCTTTATTACCTTTCTCTCCCTTAGATGCTGCCGCACCTGACGCACCTTTATTGCCTTTGGCTCCCTTGGAGCCTGGCAATTGCTCGGTCGCGCCACGAGTAATTTCTACCGTGGTGTCATCAGGTTGGATAATGTCAATGTTAATATCGGCCATTAGTTCTCTACTATATCTTGTACAATTTCAAATAGGCCGTACATCCAAGTAGCAACAGTGCTGTCAGATATTTTTGTAGCCTGAACACCATATACATCAGTTCCTGCGTCAACAAGCATGTTTGCTGCGGATATGGTAATGGTCAACACACCTAGCGCTGTACCGGTTATTGTAATGTTGGAGTTGGATATGACAATGGGGCCATCATCATATTCGCGCACTTCCATCTTAAAAGTGTAAGCCGTTAAGTCAATCGCTGTTCCGTTGGCGTCTGATATGTTTGACGTAAGCACAAACGTGTCACCACGGCGGCAACATACATCTACGTGCGCAGCGGTGTTTAGATTGACGGTACTTGTTGTACCGCACGTGCAAGGACTGGATGAACAATTACACATCTTACAAAATTACGTATTCATTAAGACAGAGGCGAGGCTGCCGTCTTCCGATAACGGGGGACGTTCTCCTTTTCTCTGCGCTATTAGTTTGCTTTGCGCAACCGCCTGCTTTTCGATACGAGCGTCCTTTCGGTTTTCTGCCATGGCCTCGGCCTGGCGACGAACACCACTTTCAATCTGCTGCTCTGCGATTCCCGCTTGTGCACGAAGTTGTTCAATTTGTAATTTGAATTGATACTCCAATTCCAGCAATTGTGCTTTTGACTGGGTTTCGAGTTGAATGCGCTGTGCTTCTATTTGCGCTTTCATTTGCTCTTTCTGCATTTCCATCTGGGCAGCCACCTGGGTAGACTGAGCATTAGCCTGGGCTTGAGCCTGAGTCTGCTGCATCATCTGCTCTTGCTGCTGCTTGATTCGCTTCTTGCGACGGACAACCAATAGTCGCTCGGCCTGCTCAACGTCTTTAAGTTGGCGAATGGCTATGGCGTCCTCTAGGTCAATCTCTTTTTGTCCAAGGGCTATCTGAATGTTTTGCTCTAGATATGCTCGCTCGCTTTCGTTCATGTCTGTGACAACAAGAACACCAAAGTTGTACATGCCCAAGTTGTTAAACGAGTTCAGTACAGCCATGTTGGTTTCCCCTACCGCATTTGTGTACACCTTGTACAGGATGCTATCTGGAGGAATGATTTGCAAACAGCGAACAATGTCGTCACAAATCTTACGGTACAAGACATGCGCCGCGTTTGTGATGTCATAGATGGCGTTGTTTCCGGCCTGAATAGCCTGCTGCTGAACGCCGACCAGAGCATCTCCCTTGGGAGTTGTTCCATCCATCACCTCATTGATTCCCGTTGCATCACGAATCATGCGCAAGTAGTGGTTGTACAAAGCAACCAATTCCTGGATATTTCGAATAGCGTTTCCGATTTCGCGGACAGGAGGGTTCTGGAATCCGCCCTCTGGATTCTTGGAACGGTAATAAAAGATACCGGTTTGCTCGTAAATGTCCTGAATCTCAAGAGGTTGCAGTTCTCCGCCTCGACCAAGTTGCACATTCTCAAGACCCTCGATGTCAATGATTAACCCATCAGGCTTTGCCTTTGCGATAGACTGTTGGAGTTTCAGGTGGGTGATTTGCAGCATGTCCGCAAAACCAATCACAGAAGAAACCATTGACTTGGGAATCATACCGCGGATGTTCGTTGCCACTACGCTGTATGAAAGACGAGCGCGGCTAATGTCGTGTACGTTCTTGGGTATGTTTTTCTTTGGACCGTAGTTGTACATGAACTCGGTACCCACAATATAGGTGCCCCCGTAAACGGTAGCGTTTGCCATGTATACAGCCTCGCGGTCATACACAGACTGCTGGGGCGCATTGTACTGCGTTCCCTTGTAGTAGAAACCAATGTTTCCGTATGCCGACTCTTTCTTTTCAAAGATGATGTTGTCAACGCTCATGAACTCAAAGTCCATAACCTCAACCTTGTATTGGTCGTAGCCCTGGCGATATCGAGTTCCTGGGCGGTCATAACCTACGCTTTGCGTTGAGAACTGGTCGGGCTGATTGCCGTACTTGTTCATTACCGTCTTGGCAATCTGCTCGTACTGCGCTTCAGTAAACTGGTCACCGGCACGGCGCTTAAGTTCCATGATGGTGATGTACTTGAAGTGCCCAGCGTACGTTAGTTCCGTAAAGTTGGGGTCGTCTGTCCAGTTGTGAATAAAGCGAGCGGGGTCAACATACTCCTCTACGATTCCGTAATTGGGGTCATTGCTTCTGCGGGCGATACCGATTCCACAGACAGTGAGGTCTTCTACGCATCGGCGGTAAATGGCCTGGTCAAAGTCGTTCCACTTCAGCGTCATCTCTGTTGCCAGTTGCGCGGCAATCTCTGCGTCTGTCTTTACATTGGTGTCCAGGAATATCTCGGTTTCTTCTGGTGTATCTGGCAATTGCTCTGGGTCAAAATTCATTTGAACACCAAGGCTTTTTGCCTCCATCAGTTGCTCCTTGTACTCAATCTTTAGAGTGGCTGAGTTTTTCTTTTTGTCTTTCTCGCTTCGTGACAATGGGTCAACCGCTTCTATTTGCGGATACGGATTGCGAGACAGAATTTTGTTGACTACAATCTTTACAAACTTTGGAACAATTGGTACTGGAGTATAGTCCAGCGTAAGCAATGTTCCGTCGCCGTTATTGTTATCTAATGAGTTTAGTATTTGCCGATAGATAGAAGTGTCTTGCGTACCCTGTGCATAATCTCGGCAGCGTTCCATTTCGCTGTTGCGCCTGCCGTATAGGGAATTTTGATAGTCACTACCTACCCATTGAGCATACATGGCCTTCGCATACTGGAGGCCGTAAGGCGTGGAAATCTTTTCTTCTACATCCGCTAACGGGTCTGGAAATGAAGACTGTCCCTTAATATATTGATTGTCCATACGCAAAGTGGGCTATTAGGGCAAATATACTTCATATTGTTAGCGTAGAATTATCTGACCCTTTCTGAAAAACTTCTTCTCTGTGAAGTCTGATTTGGGCTTTGGAGGCTTATGCCCTTGTGCTGCAAGCAACGCCAAACCGCTTGATATAGACAAGTCAAATTTTGTTCGGTCATCCACCTTAAAGTTTATCCAATCTTCTAGCGTTCTGTCTAAATACATTTTGCCAAACTCAAGTGTCTGTTCATTGAGCCCAACGTGTGCGTGGATATACGCTTCAATAGATTGCGCATGCGCTTGGATAACATCCTGTGAGTTTGATGGTATTCCTTTTGTTTTTGTCTTCACCCCAAACCCTGAGCCAAGATGTTCAGGGCGGTCGAGAAGCCAGTCTTGATAACCCCTTGATTCAAAGTACCTTGCTATGCCGTACTTGTTGTTTTCAATTAACAGCGGATACCCGTAAAATTTTGCAGCCATCAGTACGTCTTCGTAAAAGATTTTTGCAAGCGGTGGCCGTGACGCATACTCCGCAACAAACATATTACTTGGGTGCGCCATGTTGAATTTGTTGTACATGTGGCAAGCACCTTTAGAACCTCTGCCGTCTACGGTCGCATCAATGTCATAGGAGTCAACTCCCCCACAGCCAAGCCATGAGTTCTCAGGCTTGTTCTTATTTCGCAATTCCGCCGGAGGTAGCCACGCGATTCTCCACCGGCCTTCTGTGCTTGGGCTAAAGACCACCTCGGTGTCGGCCACGCCATCTTTCCAAACAAAGTTTCCAATAACAATCGGAGACGGAAACAAGTCTTGGTTATACTGAATCTGCTCGTATATCTTCTGAACGTTAAACAGAGACGCCTTAGAACTGTCTCGAAATGCTTCCGCTGTTGTGAATGGGAACTGGCGAATGACTTCGTTTAATTCATAAGAGTCGTCCACAAGGGCCTTTCTCTCGTTCTTTAAGAATGACTTTGCCCCAGACGAAACCGTTCCGCCATCAATGCTTAGAACTTCTTTCTCTGGGTCTTCCACTACCGGCATTCCGTAAGCGTCAAAGAATCCCTCTAGCGCGTCGTATGCGGGTATGAAGATGGAGTACAGTCCACTCTTAGTTCTTCCGTTTTCGTTTCTCTCTAGCGGGTTGCTCGCGTCGTAGAGGTCGCGGTACTGCCTGCCCCCTCTGTCGAGTGGATTGACCGTGCTACCGACCAGAGCCTTTCCGACAATCTTCCTACCCACAAGAAGACATGTCCTGTGAATTCGCCATGACTCTCTAATGTCTGATGGCTTTTCCCATTTGCCTGCTTCATCTAAATAAAGTATATGAAGTTTCTCCCCGTCGTATGCGTTGTTGGTTGTGTTCTTCCAGTTGATTACCGTGTTAAGGGCTTCTCCTTTTTGAGCCGTTTTGTTCTTCTTGGTAATTCTTTTTGATGGCTCTCGGAACGCCAACTCCATGCGAGGGTTGGTGGTACCGTCCTGGATTGGCTTGAAGAAGAACGGAAGGGACTTATAGATAGGGACAACCTTCTTCATGAAGATGTTCTCCTGTGCATCGGAACCCGTCTTTGACATAATTCCCAACAGTTTGTCCTTCACTTGTGTGGCCTCGTTGACAAGGACAGAGGCTGACATATTGGTATACCCCGAGCGTCGACACTTGACATACACCTGGCCCAGTGACCTTGGGTCTACTGTGCAAGCCTCAAGGTGTAGAAAAAGTTGGCGCTGAAAGTCGAGGTAGTCTGGATATCCAATATCAATCTTTGACCACTGTAGGAAAAAGTAATGGTTTCCGGTGATGTAAGTTGGTACGCCATTGTTGTAGAACCATACTCCATTTCTTCGTCTTTGATATTCCCTGCTAATATAGGACGTGTATTTTTTCCTAAACTCCTCAGGCATAGATGCCCAGTCCTCCATGGATGCCACCTTGCGTAGTTCTTCTGGCAGTTCAAGACGCCTCCATCTTTGGTCCTTCTTCGGGAGTGAAGCAAACAGAATATCCTTTTCTGGAACGGCCGGAAGTTGAACCAAAAGACCAGACAGTTCAATCACTTCTCCCTGCGTAGAGTCGGGGCAAATGTTGACAACAATCTCGTCTTCGATTTCTAAAAGTCCAGCCATTTAAAATATTTACACTAAATTAACATTATGAAAAGAATCGCACTACTACTAGCAATTGGACTCACTGGCTGCTCTGCTGTTGGTCCGAAGTTTTCGTCAGTAAATACTTGCGGCTACTCCGATTGCAACATCATGACCGTTCACACACACACAACTCTAGAAGGACTATACGGATTCTAATTCCAGTAGATGAATACCCATTCGTCATTTTGAATACTGTTCTGCAAATCCTCCTGCATAGTCTCGGTCTTCTTTGAGTTCGTCATTGTTTTTGAGAGTTTTGATTATTGAATCTAAGCGCTCTCTTTCTACAATGAGTTCCTTTGCATCTACCGCTGTTTGTTTGATAGCCTGCAATTCCGCCTTGCGCTGAGAGCCGCTAAGGTCTTGGTCTACAGGTTTCCGAATTTCCTGTATCATATTTTCTATGGCTATTTGCATAGCCTCCATAAGTAGTGTTGCCGTATGTACATTGTCATACTTCTTCTGGGACTTTGGCATAGATATGTTGCAAGTAAACTCGATATAATTTTTCTCCATCCACCTCCATGATGTAATCGGCATTCTTCATAAAGAACACCTTGTCGCCTTCGTGTAGGCCCAAGTCTTCTAGTTTCTTGGAACCGTACCGAATGTATCCAAACTGATTGTAGTCCTTATCCTTTTGAACAATCTCAAGGATGTCACTCTTCAGTTCGGCTTCCTGCTCTGCTGGCGTTAGGAATATCCACTCGCCAAGTATTTTCACTTTGCCCGTCTTTTTGCTTTTGTAAGCGTACGCCTGGCAGACCCATGGGTCATCTCCGCCATCGTAAGTGACGTAATACAAGTCGTCGTCATCGTATATCCACTGTCCCCTTCGGGACCCTGCTTCTTGAATCTGACCACCCTTGTACATTAGGTGATTTCCACCTAAAACAACGTGATGATGAAAGTACAAAGTATCGCCTATTTCTACGCCCGTGGGGTACTTCTCTGGCACGCCCACAACCTCGCCTTCGAACGCCCTGTGTTGGAACTCGTTAAAGCGATTATCTAAAAAAACTTCAACACCGTTAACGACAATTGTCTCCTTTACCGGCTCCGGGATTCGGACTATAAAGTACTTCAGTGGTCTCACTATTCTCTCTTTAAGTGCATAGTGTCAACCCCAGAAGGTGGGGCATTCCAAACGTTAATCGCTATAGCGGAACGCACCCCACGTGTGACGGGTGTGACGCGGTGAGAGTGGCCGCCTGCGTCAAATATGATTAGGCGATTGAACTTTGGCTGAATCACTTCAGGCTCTTTGTTTACTCCGTTAGAAAAAATTTCCAAACGACCGCCATCAATGTCGAGTGGTACGGGGTAAAATACAGAACCAACCCTAGGGCCAACAACCTCTCCGGTCTTTTCCCAAAGCGGTTCGTCTTTGTCGGTGTGCATACTTAGTCCCGGCTGATGGCCCTCGCCATGCTGGTTGGTCCAGTACTCAAATCCGGAAGTGCTCAACGGGCTGTGAGGGCTTCTTTCTCCCCACACATATTCTATCAGCCTCTTTTTCAGTGTGTTAGCCGGACTATTCCAAAAGCCGTTCCACCAATAGTATGTTCCGTTGTTTGCAAAGAAGGTCTTGTCTGACGCTATTTGAGCCAGCAAGCCTTCATCTTTGATGAAGTCGTCTACAATAATCATTCAAAATCACAATCGTGTTCAATTAAACATGGCATATCGTCAACAGTCTTCCAGAGCATGATGCCCTTATCGACGTTGTAGATGTATACAAGGTAGCGACGAATACCGTATTTAGCAAACGTTCGCTCGTCCATGACAATTGAATCAACAACTGCGTCTCCTGCTTTCTGTCCAACGAAGTACGCCATTGCATCCTTGGGGTTTTGCCCAATGATAATCTTTCTAATTAATTCCATTTCTTTTCTTCTTTTAACTTCCGCAAGCCTCGCAGTCTTCGCTGTCGATAGAACACATGGGGTTTACGGGGATTTCTTCCAAGTCGTTAAGCCAGGACCCAAAGTCCGTAGTCTCTTCGCTCATAGGTTTTGTAAGTTAGTTAAGGTTTAGCCAATAGTCAACAGAGCCCGAATCATCTTCGTCATCGTCGTCGATGGAGTTCTCTATGTAACAACGCTGAACAGCGTCAATCATTGCGTCTATCTCTAACTCTGATTCGGCATTGAAACCCGCAAGAAACTCATAGGATAGGTCTTTGTCTTCCGTGTAGTCCATGGAAAACCCAAAGCAATACGTAGCCAGGAATTCTTTCTCCGCACCGTTAGCGCGAACAATATCAAGCACTTCGTCCATCTTGCTTTTAATCTCAATGAACATCTCTATGCGTTGCTTTGCTTTCATCAGAAGGAAGTATTATAACTTCCTAAGTTAGTAATTGTGACGGTAGAATTAGTAGTGAGTTGAGCGCCTGTGC